CATATCCAGCCGCGCCATCCGCATGTACGAAGCGTCCTCGGCGCAGAACCCCGTCGTCAGCACGTGATAGGACTTGTAATCCCATTCGCTCAACTCGTAGCCGGAGGGCGCGGCGATCATCTTTCGCAACTGTTTGGAAAGGCGACCGTGCTTGGGAAAGTTCTGCACGTTGGGATTTCGAGAGTTATGAGAAAACACGCCGCAACTCTCGTAACTCTCATCCTCTTCTACTGTGATGTCGTGTACCGGAAAGCATCCCACAGCGACAACTTTTTCAATCGCAACGCCTTTGAGTCCACACGCTGCAAGGTATGTATGGTGACATGGCCAGCCTTGGTCACGAGCGCTAAATTGTCGAGATGGTTGTTCTTGGGATTGCCGTCTATGTGATGAACCGTCATCGCCTCTGGAAGTTCCTTGACTTTGATCCCCAACGCCTTCGCCATCACCAAACGATGCACAAACACTCTCACACCATCCACCAAACAGGTCAGATACCCGTACCCATCGTCCACTTCCCCGATCCAAGTAGGATGCTGTTCTCCCGTCTTGCCGAATTGAGGATTCTTTGTTCCCATCTTCGAGCGCGAGTACCGCAGCTTTTTTAGCGCTGTATATTCCGCTGAAGACATTCGATGGGTAAGTATCCACGTAATCGTGTGGATCGAGGTGCCCAACTTCTGAGAGATGGAGGTAGCGGTGGGAGCCTCCTTGCTGCGATACAGGCTCAGAACTTTTGCCACGCTCTCTGGCGTCATCCAGCTCTTGTTTATCGACATGATCCAATACTAACAGCTTATGGCCAATGGTGCAAGTCAAAACTTGCCCTGTGCTAAAATGTACCTCAACCATAAAATCATCGGGATGTTTCCACGTAGCTAAGACCGGACGCCAGCGGCGTTGGTGGGTCCATACGCTATCCCCAACTTCTACTTCATCAATGGGAATTACTCCCCGATAGGTACGGACCGGAGTCCAGTGAGCGCAGCAGGTCGTCTGCCCGGTTCCAGTGTCGAAGGTAAATGTCGTATGCACCCGACCGTCGTCGTGCGGCTTGAATCCATCGACGTAGGTCCCTCGCGCCTTTGACAACTCCCGATACTCGATCACCTTCAGGTAGAAAGTATCGGAATGGCGTTGGGCGAGGCGGATCAGCTCCTTCTTTTCGGTGGTGTCCTTGGGCGAGCCGTCATCATTCTCTGATTTCTTAGACTTCGGGCGCTTATGTCCTCGGGCGTCCATGTACGCAAGGAGCTGCTGCCACGAGTTAGGATTAAAGGGCACAACTCGACACCAGCGCCGAACGTTGCGTTGGATGGGTTCCCCTGTTGTATCATCCACCGCTGGTTCGGAGAACTCGCGCTCCACAAGTCCACTTGCATCCTTGGGGCATTTGATATAACCATAAGAATAGTTCCCTTTCTTCCCTCTTCTCGGCTCCAGTCCCAGCACCTCGACCGGGCACCGCGCTTGCAACTCCGCATTCAACTCTTGCTGCGCCAAGTCGAACTCCCCGTCCAGCTTCAACCGCTCGGCATCATCCACCGGCAGCCCGCGATCTTCCATCGCTGCCAGCACAGGACGCACTTGCGCTACCTGTCCTATATATCCGCCGTCGCTGTATCCGTCCGCCGACCAGCGTCCGCACCAGATTTGATCCTTCTGAAGCATCGCCACCAGGAAGTTGTAGAGCCGTAGAGTGGCGTCCACATCCACGCAGCCATAAAACTCCAGATCCGTCCCCGCCAGATGCTTCCACGGGAACGGGAATTGCACAAACTGCGCGGCGAACTGGAGATGCGCTGGGAGATCCGGCTGCCAGTGGTGGAACATCTGCAGGGTGTCGTGGATGGTCCATCGCGGCGTAAGGTCTAATCCTTCGCGCTCCCCGGCAGCTCGGAGGACTTTGTTGTCGAAGAGCCAGAGGTTGTGGCCGCATTTGACGTTCCCGCTTCGTAACAATTGCTGCGCGATTTCTCGATACGCTCCTTCCCACGGGAAAGCAATCGCAGTGCCTCCTCCAACTGAGAATTGAATAAGTCGTATTCGGGTGTCGGTAAATCCATCTCTAGCGTCCTCATCAAGTGATGCAGATTCGTAAGTCTCGATATCATAGCTGAGAGTGAGGCTGCTTCCCCCAGCAACTCGATTAGCAAATGCTCGCGCCTCGTCAAGGCTAGGATGTACCTGATATCTGATGCGTCCATCTCTGACTCCTTCCTCCAAATCCCATATCCACTCCCGATCCTTCCCCGATGCGACGTTGACCGCACGCTGGAGGTTGCGGGAGAAGAATCCCTGGTACGCGGCTTTGCCCCGGCGGATGAACGCGGGGTGGTAGGCGGGGATGATGGGCACGTTAGACGGCCCCTTGAGCACATAACCGCATAGATGCCCCACCCCTCTCGCTTCCCCCGCCTCCCCCGTCAACTCTCGTAATGCCGTGTCCCCCAGCGCCAATATTGCACGCGGTCGGCGTTCGGCGATCGCCGCGTCCAGATTCGGTCGGCAATGATTGAGCGCGGAGTATTCCCACGGCGCACCCACGAGGAAATTATTCTTCGGTCGGCAGCGCAGGCAGTTCGTCCATGAGAACTGCGCTCGGGACAGGCCCATTCGGGTGAGCGTGCGCTGGACGATGGACCCTGCTGGCGCGTAAGGAACGAGCGGGATACCTTCCCGCGCTTCCATCTCACCGGATGCTTCCGCCACGATCATCACCGACAGCGATCCGGTGCCGTCTATACGTGTAAAGTCTGTCCCGTGTCCGGCGCAGGAGCAACCTTCGCAAGTGGACGGTTTACTTCTCATAGGCTTCAGGAAATCTTCGACGAGCTTCTTTCTCGCCACACATCTGTTCTATCTTCGCCCTCAACACAGGGTCGTTTTTCATGTTCTCCGCTGCCTGTCGCCGTGGACTCTCGGTCACCGGCCCCCACTCGGTCATAATCACCGGAGGCCGCTTGCCGAAGCGGGACTTGAACTGCTGCCACCATGTCATATGGGTTTCCTCTCCGCAATACAAATAGTGTCGTTGTGCCCTGAGCCGTGACAAACTAAAAGCACGTCCTCAAGGACGAATCCACGTTTCTTTCCCATACCACAACTATCCCAACCAAAGGACAGCACTACACCTCCCGGCTTCAGAAGAAATGCGATCAAGTCCTTATGTTCCGTCCAGCGTCTCCACACTTGAGTGTCCCGCATAGTTACCTTACGGTGAACCGACTCATATGACCGCTTACACTGTTCAAGAGAATATGGAGGATCGAATAGAACATAGTCTGCCAAGCTACCCGCCTTGTTCTGATCGACCAACTGTCGAAGGAAATCAGCGGCCTCAAGATGACACTTTGCGGAGGTACCAGGATTAAGATCGTTAGTAAACGTGGCTATTTGTGTATTGCGAGCGAAGGGGTCGATACCTACAAGGCCAGGAAGCGCGTAACGCCTCACGAAATCTAGTATCGGTTTCACCTTAAAAGTATCTCGGTTGGGCATTCCCCACTCTCGTCTTACCCAAGGAGACTCCGACCCAATAGTGTCATTATCCACGTAGCCACAACTCCACATATCACTGCCAACGTAGTTACAACCACACACGACCGGATCATGCTCGCTTAGAGCCATCGCTGTATCCTTTCATCCGCTTTACAATGCATCACGAACCTCTCGCGCTGTCCCACGATCCTCAATCCTTCCAAGGTGCGGCATCGGCTGAGCGCGACGTACAACATACCCGGATGCGAGAAGAAGGAGTTACGGATGTCCACCTGCAACTTGTCGAGAGAGAGGCCTTGGGACTTATGGACGGTTGACGACCACGCCAATCGCACCGGATAATATTCCACCTGTCCGATCACATACTTCCCCTTGCCGTCCCGATGCTCCCCGGCATACCACCCATCCTGTCTCAACGTAGAATCCCACCGCTCCGGCTTATCCTTCACCGCAACGGATCGCACCAGCTTAGGAACGCTAACAACCGCGCCAGTGCGCACAAGACGGATATCGAGAGAGTGGGTTCCGAGGGACTCCACATGGCCACAGTCTCCGTTCACCCAAGGGAACTTTCCTGTTTCGTCGTCGATCCTAGCATTAGAAAGGATCATCACGTAGCAGCCTTCCTTGAGGGTGAGGTTGAACGGGATCGACTTCCACTCGGATCGTTGCTGGCCCCAGCGACGGCTGCTGACCGTGAACTTCGCTCCCTTATGCCCATCCAGCTTCAGTTGATTGAACCGATCCACTTGGTCGTTCTTCGGGACCAAGGTCGTCCCGTCGTAATCCGTGTCCAAGGCCGTCTCCCAGCGGACGCCGACGGAGGAGAGGACTTCCGCCGCCGGTCCTCCTTGGCCGCGACGGGCGAAGTTGAGCGCTTGGAGGAACTCCTGCTGATCCTGCCGCCAGATCTTCGTCAGCCGCGTCGTATTGGCGTCAAAGTGCTCCCAGCATTCCGCCTCGAATGCGAACTTGGCCTTCACCGGAGGGAGCTGGGCGAAGTCCCCCACGAGGACGATTCCCATCGGGGATTTAATATCCGCGTAGTCGTTCGCCTGCTGAAGCCCGCGATAGATGAGGTCGAGCTGAAGCCCGTCGATCATGGAAACTTCGTCGATCACCAGCCAGCGATATTCTAATGCCAGCTTGTGCAGCGCCGTCGTGAGGCGTCCGGTCAGATAGTTGTCACGAAGAGAGTCGGTGTCGAAGTAGCCGAGCAAAGAGTTGATCGTGACCGCCGAAAGGTTGACCGCCGCGATCCCCGTGGATGCGCTTAGGATTCCGTAGGAAGGGTCGGCTTCGATCCGTCGCTTGATCTCGAAGGTTTTGCCGGAACCTGCGGCACCCGCCAGAAACTCACAGGGGACGACTCCGCCATCGGAAGCCACTTCTTCCGCCACCGCTGAATCGAACTCCGGCTGCATTGCAGCTCCCGCGCCATCAGGTATTCGTTCCCCCGGCACTTCGCCAGCGCGTCGATGTAGTTCAGCCGGATCGCCTCCCGCATCGGAGTTACCGGGGCGAGCGGAGAGCGGAGGAATTTCTTGTTCCTCGACGGTTCTGAAGATGTCACACGCTCGGTCATTCACTCAGAATCCCTCGTCCTTCCATTCCGCGCCACACTCGCTACATTCGATATGACGGTCGTCAGTAATCATCAAAGTATGATCCCGGCACTCGCGTTCACGCTCCCTCGTCTCGTCTAATACACGAGCGCGAGGCACACGGCGGAATCTGACGGTAGTATTGATCGGATAGTCCACGCTACGTCTCCGAATCTCTCCGGGTAAGATAGTCGTCATGCAATCCTCCGAAAGTTAAAACGGCACCGAACCGTCTCACCGCGCCCGGTGCCGCATTCGCCAACCTGAGCCGGAACATCACCTCCTTCCCAGTCGCTTAGTTATGCTTCTCCGTGAGCGGCCAGTATTGTTGAATCTTGGCCTGTGCTCGCACTTGAGTCTTACAGACGGGGCAGGAGACCACCGGATCATGCCCACCTCCTTTGCTTTGCGGGAAGCGGTGCATTCCGAGCAGGAACTCTTTTGGCTTGCGAGTTCCCGCCCTCTCCGCAGATTCCTGACAATTCTGGCAAGAGGCTTCCCATGCGGTTTCTACCACTAGCTCAGGCTCGGATGCCAGCACCTTCAGGAATTGTTCCATGCGGCCCGCCGGAGTTGCTGGCGTCAATGGCTGTTTCAGCTTGGCGAGGATGGTCCCCACGCCGGAGTTGCCCGAGCGATCGAGAGCCGTCTTCACATGGTATTCCGTCAGCTTGATCCCGTCATATTTCCCATTGGCGTCAAGGATCTGCGCCTGAACGTTGGTCACGAGGAATGCCTTGCCGTCGTTCATTTTGGGATAGCGTACAGCAATATATCGCTCCTCTATTCCCTTCGCTTTGTTCTTAACCGGAATGGCTATGAGCTTGGCACGCCATTTCCCGTCAGGTATCGGAGGCGGAACCGCATAGGAGTCTCCTTCGGGATTCTCCGTCAACATTTCAGACGTAAGCTGTGGATCATTGAGATCGATCACTTCCGCCGCCTGTGCCGATCCGTTCGCGCCATGGGTTGTGGTTGCGGAGCCAGCGTCCGGCTGACCCCCTTCATACGTTGGTTCACCGAATGCACTCATTTGGTTACAGCCTCCTTAGTAGTATTGTCGATTGAAATTCGTGATACTCCCTTGTCGCCGGACGGCAGCCGCCCCAGCTTCCGATCCATCTTCTCGCGCCATCCGGTCAGGTCTTCCGACTGCGACTGATCCTTGCTCAACTTGTCGCAGAGGTGAAGGTAAGAGTCGAAGCCGTGTTCCACCGTCGGCTCAAAATATCCATAAGGATAGACCTTCGAGAACTCCTTGATCTTCTCCGGCGGGATGCGAGGCTTCGCCGGGAACATGATCCCAGTCGCCGGATCAGGATGCTTGCGGAAATACATCCGCACGGTGGTATCCACTAAGACCGTCTCGATTGGGCTCCCTCCTTCAGGATTCGGCACGGTTATGGGCCGCTTGATAGCATAGTCCTGCGCGTGGATGCAATCTCCTACCCAAGCAGGACAGGCGGCGGTGGCTTTCTTGCCCGCGATGGACGGGCCGTAGATCGTTGAACGGTCATCGTCCTCGGCCTTCGACTCCAGCGCGGTAAAGAGAACGTAGCGCACTGGCAGCGATAGGAACTGAGTTGTCAGCGCATAGAGCTGGTTCTGGACGAAGCCGAAGTGATTCTGGGTCGAGGGGCCGAATTTCTCCGACAGCACTTGCCCGTCCACTGTAATCGGCACCGAGAACAACCCTGTGTAGTCCTTGTCGCCGAACTTTAGTCCCTTGTCTGCGGAGTAGCGCATCAGCATATTCGACAGCGAGGACCATCCCTCGACGGCAATCCCCCCGATCTCTTCCCAGTTCATCCGAGTAAGGTTGATCTTCTCGGGGTCGGTCTCTTCCGAGTTAATCGGCCAGTATCCTTGGCTTACCTTGCGGATGATCGATAGAGGGAGAACCGCTGACTCGCATCGATAGGGCTTAATCATGCCCGCTTGGACTTCGGGCTCGCATGGCCCCCATCCTCCGCCGTCAGCAGAGAATAGGTGAGTCGCCTTGCCTGTGGTCTCGGCGATATAGTGAGAGAATTGTTTGACCATGCCGGTTTTCCATGAGCCGGAAGGTCCGTAGATGACTCCGCTACGCGCCATTGGTAACTCCTGCGCCAGGGAATGCCGTCGGCGCTCCTGCGTTGGCTGGTTGCGGTGTTGCTACCTTAGCCTTCCGCTTCCGTCGCACGACCGGCTTGGCGATGGCGGGAGCAGACGCCCCAACTCCCCCCTCGATGCGTTCGAGCAGGAGCGTCCGCTGGTTGGTGATGGGGTCAAGGTAATCCGCGACCACCTGCATCCCCTGCACGGAGGTCCGGCGGGTGATGGGGTCGGAGGGGCCGAGGGAAATCTTACGAAACTTTGACTTGGTTGCCATTTAACTTCGCCCTTTCTCGAAGCCGCTTTTGCGCGGCCCGGTTACGGCAGTTTGCGTCATAGTACACCTTCAGGGGATTTCCGCGACGAGAGAACTTCCTCCCGCATCCGCACTTGCATTCGAGTCTCCTGACGATTCCCATAAGCGTTTACTAAGATTACTAAGCGGGTCCAACCTTACTCGTAGTTCACCGATCTTGTCAAGTAAATAATTTGGGAAGGTTGTGGAAATCTTACCTCTGCGTCTTGTGGCACCACTTCTTACCGTCTTCCGCCGTTTCCAAAACACGAGATTTGTCGGCGCAGGTCCAATAGCTCGGCAGCCAGCAGCTCCCAATCTGGTGGCCACTCAATATCTTGCAGATCGGGTCGGTGACGAAGCGCGTAGGCTCCTGAATCGCTGGAACGTCCATCGGCTCGTAAGTTTCGGCGGGAGACCATGTATTTGTTACTGTTCCTGATCCGCTTGCTGACGCGATCCGGTCGGGCAGCGGAGCGGAGAGCACGGGAGCCGATTTGACCATCCATATCCCCAAGTCAACCCAAATTCCGAGCTTGTCCTCTAAATGAGGATGCCATTGATTCGCCGGAATCCAGTGCCACACGTGCCCGCAAGCGCATCGGTAATCCCCGTCGTAGAATTGCGTCCAGCCGCAAAAGTTATGAGTCGCTTTTCCAGCGTAGATACAGTCGGGAACCTTCGGCATTGGAGCTTTGATTTCTTGCCCCCAGGCCATCCCGACCAGCAGACACAGGCTTAGAATTCTCATTGGCTCACCTTTGGCGATGGAAAAGAACCGTCTACGGCTTCCTCGAATTTCTTGGTTTGCTCCTTCTCTCGCTGTCGATCTGCTTCGTATGCCGCCATCTCTTTTTCGTCAGAATGAGTTCTTAACTCAGACTTGGCACCGTCCAGTTTGACTTGATAATACTCGATCCAGTGCAAGTAAGAATTCTTTGCGCAGCGGTCCGGCAGTGACTCAGCCCACGTCTTCAGGGAATCCAACTTGCTTTGCTGTTCGGAGAAAATTGGTTGCCAGTGGGCATCGGAGTAGTCGTTACTGATCCAAACGTCTAAATG